TGTCAGACACATCATCGTCATCTTCAACTGGTGGAGCTTCAAATGTAGTCTTTGGTGCTGATGTGTTCATTGGTGGTGGTGGCATCATCATTCCACCCATCAGACTGGAAATGTCAATACCTGGACCCTGCATTTCGTATTGACCAGTACCCCCAACTGGTGCCGCATCAGCTGGTCCAGATGGCGCTCTGGCAGTGTTTTGAACCGCTGCCATCATATTTTTGACGAGATCTGGGTTTTGCTTCAAGACATCATTCATATTTGGAAGGGCAGTCTTAAACATTGAGTTTGTCAAGTGGAACATCATAGCAGAACCACCCAACATCATAATAAGCTTGACTTCTGGGGCGACATTGACCTTGCTTCTGTACTTTACGTACAATTCTTCAAAGACGCCATCATAGTCATCCACATTTTCCATCACGGATTCGGACCAACCTTCAAGTTGAATCTCAAAGGGGTTGTAGCGTTTGTTCAAGAATTCAAGACCTGTCACACAGGCGATAAGCATACGCCGAGAGAAGCGGATTGACTGTTCAACATCAATACTGTAAGTAATTCGCTTTACTTCCGTTCTCAGTTCATCTACACTGGAATAAGCGTTAAGTCTCTTATTGACAGCGAAGCCCTTTTTTTCAAGACGTCCCAACTTGTTAAGAAGATCACTCTTTTCTTCATCAACGGAGCTGTATCCCTTTGAAGGCATTTCACTTCTTTCCATGTTACCTGGTCCATCATCGGCATCATCAAAAAACATTGGTTCATCTTCACCGTAATCAATTTCTTCATCCATTTGCGTTTGTTGCGGGGCACTTTGTTTGTTTGGATTCACAAAAGCGTCCATCGCTTCTTGGTGTTGCATTGGCGGAGGTGTTCGGTACGACGATTGTGGGGCTGGGCGTTTCACAGGCTGGGGTCGAGAAGAGGAAATTTCAATTTCATCCATCAGGGCCTGTTCGTCAGCGTCCAACTTCATCACAGTAGCACTTCCACGATCTAAGACAATTTCTTCGTCCATCTACTCTCTATATGGAAACTATTAAATAACCTTTAACGCACTTTAGAAAAAATTATGTACCTAATATATAAATGATTAACCTCAACCGAGCGAACCGAAATGCCATCATGTCCATCGTCGCATTGATTGTGGTGATCTTCTTGCTTGGAGCAATGAAGAACACAAGCAGATACCAGCCCAGACCAATCACTATCACGTCTGTCAGTGAAGATTCCATCTTCAACTTGCAACACAAGTTGGAATGCGCCCCTGGTCACACCAGCCAAGGTAGCACTTACACCAAGAGCTTGACTCCAGGTGGTGTTTGTGGCGCCGAAAAGCTTGTCGCTGATCAAGCGGGTTATAGCATTGAGGAAGGAATCGGTGGATCTTTAATCTAAGCTAATACTAAATGGCTCTGATCACTTCGCCCACGGATATTCCAAATCTTGACTACGAGTATCACACAATTACCATAGATTCTGTGGGTCAAGACAGTGCGAACACTTTTACTTGCCATCTTCAGCAACCCCTTAAAAATGTTGTCCAGGCTAGACTTTTGGCTGCCCACATTCATTCAAATGCTGTGACAGAACACTGTTATGTATCAATTGAAGAACTCAACTCAATTTTTAATGACAGAGCTTCAAATGTTTTAACATCTGAGCAATCTCATTTGAGTGTTTTGAGAAATTCATTCGCATCTATCATTACTGATACAACAAGTCACGCACACAGCGTTGGTGATACTCTTATCAATTTTAAGGATAACTATCCAATCGTAACTCAATATATAAACCCAATCCGTCGCATTGATAGATTTACAGTAAAACTTTTAAATCAAGATGGTGTGACAATCAAAAATTCAACAGATAGCGGTGCCAATTATTTGGTTATTAGATTTGTGTGTAGAAAACCAAACTTGTAATTTTCTCCCCTTAAAGTAGTAATATAAGCATGTCTCCGGGTATTGTTCAACTAGTAGCAATTGGTGCTCAGGATGAGTACATTATGGGCAATCCAGAGATATCGTTTTTTAATTCTACATTTAAAAGACACTCTAATTTTTCACAATCCGTTGAAAAACAAACAATACGCGGAGATGTGAAAAATAATTCAATGTCAAGTGTCCAAATTGAAAAATCTGGTGATTTACTTGGATACATTTATATGACTATCGATGATACAACACAAGCATTAGATACTTCTCGATGGGATCGCATAATTGATAAAGTTGAGCTTCTTATTGGAGGTTGTGTGATTGATGCACAAGATTCAATTTTTACCGAAAAAATTGCAATCGATACCTTTGCTCAAAATGTATCAAGAAGTGCTATTGGTCCTCACTCAGGTTTAACAAATAGATCATACTTTTACCCTCTTCGCTTTTTCTTTTGTGAAGGTCCTCAATGTGCTTTACCACTTGTGGCACTTAACTATCACAATGTAGAACTCCGAATTTATTGGGGAACACAAGCTTCAAATTACAATGTGGAAATGTATGCAAACTACTACTATTTAGACAATGAAGAAAGAGGTAACATTGCCTTGAGAAAGCATGACCTTCTTATCACACAAGTTCAAAAAAATATTGCATCTAACGAAAAAACACAAGATTTGACTTTTAATCACCCAGTTAAATACATAGCGTCGAGTGACACATCAATTGACGGGGCTCTTACTTCACCAACTAACAAAGTAAAAATAACTATAAATGGTGTTGATCTGACTAATCCCAGATGGGGGAGACCACATTTTATTGACGTACCAAACTACTATCATACAAATTTTGTAACTTCACCAGACTTTTTTCTTTACTGCTTTTGTCTCATGACGAGTTCTCTTCAACCTACAGGAACTCTCAATTTTAGTAGAATAGAATCGGCGAAAATTGTCAGTGAAAATGAAAACATAACCGAACCAATTTATGCCGTAAATTACAACATCTTACGAATAGAAAACGGTATGGCAGGTTTACTTTACGCAAATTAATTTACTTTTATATATTAAATGGTTAAGAACTTACCTACAGTAGAGAGATCTACTAAGATTAGATTTGGTAAGCACGTCCCCGACTCAGCAGACCAGGCTGATAACACCATTGTCTTTAATGCAAGTAATACTTTGGTATCTACTCCCAACTCAGAGGGTATCTATATGGCACCAGTCAGATATAGACCCGATTATGCCGATCCAAACATTGTGCTTATGATGTACAATAGAGATACACACGAATTATCAGAATCCGGCGAACGTGCATCATCGCTAATTGGTGGTGTGACTCTTCAAATTGCCACACAACGTGGTAATGTAACATCAAATACAACTGTATTTACTGGCACGGATGGTGAAAGAGGAATAAGTTTAATGACTTCAAATGCTGTGGGTATAGCAAACTTATTTCCCCAAGACCATACACTTACTGTGGGGTCGAACTTATATGTTAATGATACCGGGTCAAATGTTTTGGTTGTTTCTGGTAACGTTGCGGTACTCCGTGACATGGTTATCGATGGAAATCTTCAGGTAAATGGAGAAACTACAGTGATTTATACGGAAAATATTACAACTAAAGATGCATTGATAGAACTTGGAAAAGACAATACGGGTGGTGATACTACACTTGATTTGGGTCTTCTTATGCATAGACCCGACCCAGATTCAAATGTCATCATTGGTTTCAGAGAAAGTACCGACGAAATAGTTGTTGCATATACTGATTCAAAACCAACGGACAAATCATTTACACCCAAGACTGATGAAGATATTGACGTTCATGTATATGGTCGCGTTCTCACAGAGGCGAATGTTGGTATTGTAAATACAAGCCCCACACATACTCTTGCAGTTGGTACAAAGTTTTATGTGGATGAAAATCTATCAAATGTGATATATGTGAAAGGTAATACGGATATTGTGGGAGAACTACGAACTACTGGTAACATTTACGCTCAAAGTAATATTCATGTTAATGGCAATGTTTTTGTAGATCAAAATGTTCATGTCGATGACCAACTTTCCATAACAAACAATGTGTATGCAAGAAAGGATGTGAAAGTAACTGGTAATGTTCATGCCACCAAAAACGTGCATGTGGGCGATCATCTCACGGTTGCGAATAATCTGTACGCTTCAAAAGATTTTACATTAGCCGGTAATGCGTTTGTAAGTGGTAATGTCCATGTAAGTGATCATATCACGGTTGAGAATAATCTGTACGCTTCAAAAGATCTTACGTTAGCCGGTAATGCGTTTGTAAGTGGTAATGTCCATGTGAGTGACCATATAACGGTTGCAAATAATCTGTACGCTTCAAAAGATTTTACACTGGCTGGTAATGCATTTGTAAGTGGTAATGTTCATGTGAGTGACCATATCACGGTTGAGAATAATCTGTACGCTTCAAAAGATTTTACACTGGCTGGTAATGCATTTGTAAGTGGTAATATTTATGTGAGCAAAGAACTCAGTGTGACTGATAATGCCTACGTATCTGGAAATGTTGAAGTGACAAAAGCGTTGATTGTGAGTGGTAATACTCACCTTGAAGGTGACAATGTCTTCATCACCAACACAATGGACTTTTTGGATCCAAAAACTGCCATCGTGACCGATCAGGTGTCCAATGTTCAGATCCGTTTGGGTCAATTGGAGAATGTGGCAAACACTGCTTCAAATCCACTCATAAATCAAGTACTTACATATGACCAAGACAACAGTGAGTGGTCTAACGCATACCCCGATCAGACAATCGTTCAGGTTAAGAATACTTCTGGAGCGCCTATGACAAGAGGTCAAGCAGTTCATGTTACTGGTTCTAATGGAAATAACACGTTTCAGATTGAATTGGCAGATGCTTCCGATCCAACAAAGATGCCAGCAATTGGTATTGTTTATGAAGATATACCAATCAATGGACAGGGTGCCGTTGTTACATTTGGTAGAGCTAACGGAATAAGTGGAATATCTGGTTATACAAACGGTGACACACTTTATGTTGCAAGTGGTACTCCAGGTGGTTTAACAAATGTAAAACCATACGGAGTTGATCTTGATCTCATTCAAAATGTTGGTGTCGTTGTTAATCACAATTCGGGTGTCATGTTCGTCACGGGTATTGGTCGTTCAAATGATATTCCAAATGCAAGGATTATCACAGACTACAATGACATGCAATATGTCTATGTAAATAGCGAAAACAATGATTTGAAGAAGATTGCTTCCCCCAACTTGAACATTCCACTCACAACAGCTGTGAGTAGTTCAAGCAATTCCGCGGCAAATGCGGTGACCCTCCGAGGTGT